AGTGTCTCCGGTGAATCGTCAACGTTTGAATCATCGTCTACGTCGCTGTCGTTGTCCGTAGAGACCGCTTCCATGGCAATGGTCTCACCTGCCAGGGCCTGCACTGTCGACAGGTCGAACCCAAGTTGCACGCCATATTCAGGGATAGCTAGCTGTGCGTTGATCTGGTCAGCGATCATGTTCCAGAACGGAACACGCACCATATTGGTAAAGTCCTTACTTGCCTGTTCGAAATTGCTGTAGGTGGCTGAAGACAGCCCCATATGCGTTCCCGCAATAATCGGGTGCACCTTGTAAGCACCACAGATGCGCGTCTCGTATTGACCGAATGTGTCACTTAATCCCAATTCGTTCCAGTCAAGTGCAAGGCGCTTGACGTCCTTGACACCCCACATGATGCCCACGGAGCCCCTACGGTCGCCCCCGTACTTGCGCTTGAAAGAACGCTCCGCAAGTGCTACCTGGTCAGGTGTAAGCTCTTCGTCGTAGACAACAATCGTCTTCGGCATCGCGTCGTTCTTGTGGATGTTGAACACAGTCGACGTTGCCTCATTATACCCCTCGATAGACTGCGCTGCTAACTCCACAGGGCTGCCACCACCAAGTGTTTTCTCGGGATCGTACCAGAAGCCCTGGATGTGAACGACGTCTTCCTTGCGTACTGTGTACGCTACCTGACCGTCGTAGTATAGGTAGTGTTCAACGTCGCCATAGCCATCGTTGACAGGGGCGAAGTTCTTGTCTGAATACCAGCGCATGCCGATGATAGCACCCGAGGCGTTGCGTAGCTTGTAACCGTAGGCGTTGCCACCAATGCACAGGATCGTCATGATCTCACCAAAGGTCACACGCCACTGGTTACGTGTTAGCATCCCCACGATAGGGCTTTCGAAGTCGTAACCATTGGCAGTAATCACACCGATCTGTGCTTCCGGCATCATCAGCGAATACGTCAGAGTGCACGCCACAGCCACTGGGTTCGCCTTCCACATCTGGTAAGCACCACGCCAGTTGACGATAGGTGTGAAGTTATGTTTGTTCCACAACTCCGTAACTGGTATAGGAAGGTCGTTCTGTGCGACCTCACCAGTAGGGGAGATGAAAGCCTTGATTTGTTGAATTAGTCCCATTATTCTAGTCCGTTATAGAAATACAACTCCAGCACCTTGCGACTTAACAGCCGCCATCTCAGCGTAAACGAGAGCGTCCACCATGTCGTCATGGTTGCCCTCAGGGAAAGAAAGTAGTTCCTGTTCGAATGAAGGCTCCAGCCCCCGTACGTGTGTAACCAACAATTGCTCATACCTTGCCAGCAGAGCGTGGAAACGTGTTACCTTGTCACGGTCTGGTTTGACAGCCTTGACAGGTAGGGATGTCTTGCGGAGAAGTTCCTGCACTACTGCCACCTGATATTGAACAGCCTCGATGTTGATACGCGATGGGTTCCATTTGGCCGCTAGGCTTTGTACGCCAGTTACCACTTCGTGAAACCCCACCTTACCCCTCCACATGTCCAGCACGTACCTACGCCCCGAGTCCTTGTCGTAGCCCACTACGGCAATAGCGGTGTAGTCAGCCGTATCTGACTTACTGATCGCAAGGTCAACACCCATCCCGATCTTGAGATCCCGTGGCACCTGGTCGCTGTTGACGTATGTGATCATCTCACGTTTAACCAGAGCACCCTGCACATCTACAAACTCAGCGAGGTATTCCTGATTGAATACCACGGTAGGCAGTTCGCGCTGTGCAGCGTCTATTTCGTCCTGTGCAATGTAAGGATTAACACTCGTAGGCATACGGAAACTGGCATACGTTTCATCTAGCCTGGCACGTTCGTACATAGCGTGGAAATCATTGCGGCCCTTAGGCGTGCTGAAGAAATACCCGTCGCCCTTGTAATCCGTTAACGTCGGACGGATCGCCTCGTTCCATGCGTCCATGAAGTTCCTGACCATCGCCACCTCATCGCAGACGACACGGGCATACTTACGGCCCCGAACGCTGTCGAAGGCGTCTAATGACCAACAGTCGATGATACCACCCGTCTCGATAGTAAGCCGCTTCTCCTGTTCACTTACACCCGTGATGATAGGGTGCAGCGTTGTCTTGAGAGCCTTCCACACATCAGATAGCATCTTGTACGTGGGGGCGAAGTAAGCCGCTGGTTTGCCCATGATAGCCGATTCGATAAGCAGGGCCTCCGCCATAACAGTCTTGCCAAACCTACGACCACAGGCGACCGTGTTGAATCGCCTCCGGTTACGGAAGATTAGCTTTTGGCCATCGTGTAATTGGGCGTCGATGGTAATCACAATGAAGCGTCCTTCGGCCCTATGGCGATGATCTCGGCATCCTCAATGTGCTTCGGTTCTTCATGTGTAGGGGCCAGCACTATCCTGATGTCAGTCTTGCCTGACACCTCCGTTGCAGCCTTGTCCGTCTGTGCTAGGTGTTGTTTGCCCAGCCAGATCAGCATCGTGTTATCACCTGACAGGGCTTTGTCGATCTGTGTCTGTGCCAGCTGGAACCTGACGTCGTTGCGTTCGTTCTCGATCATGAGGGCATAGTCAGCCTTCAACTCACTCACTGGCACGTCACGGTTCAACAGAACAGAGCACCACCGTGATAGGGCAGTCCACCCCATCATGGCACGTGCACGACGTTTCAGTTCGGCCTCTTGTGAAGGTGTTAGGTTCATTCAGCTATTAAGTTATGCTTAATAGTTGGCCACTTATCCACAACATCACAAGCCCCTCATAAGACTAGCGTAATTGATCTGCTGTATGTCAGTCACCACAGACCTCACGTCGCTGTACATTAGGTAGGCGTCCTCGATGCTGGCGATGCCGTGCAAGACCGTAGCATGGTGTTTTTGGCTGTGCTTGGCAATCGACGTTAGCGTCCACCCGTAGTGTTTGCTTAGGATATACCATGTAATAGACCGAGCCCGTACCACATCAGCACGTCGTGTGGGACTGTAGGCATCCTCGAGTGTGACACCGCACAGTGTGCATACGTCGGATAGGATCAACTCGTATAACATAAAACCCCCTAATTCTTTTTGACGAACTCGATGGCATCGTCGACAGATCTGACGATCCCATAGGGTACGCCATAGCGCAGGCAGCAGTCCGAAAACCTGTTTTGCGTTTCCGACACCCTGCCCTTGGCAGCCTTAACTTCCAACATCCACGCTCTGCCGTCACGGTATACAGCCAGGTCAGCATGACCCGAGGTGGCGTTGATGTTCACCACACGGTACGAAGACAGCCGTGTGCCATGTTCCAGCTGTTGTGTGCTGCTGTTAACACGCACAACCATATACCCGAGCATGCACAGTTGATCAGCGATCGCTTTCTGCACTAGCCGTTCGGGTATAACACCCGAGGCTTTCTTGGCAGCCTTGGCACGCTTGGCAGCCTTCAGCTCGTCCAGCAGCCTATGCTCGCTAGCATCCCAGTCCAAATCGTCTATCTCTCTCATTGCATCCCTTGGTTGTTGTAACAATGCCACAGCCCGTCGGTACCTTCAAACCATGTATAGTCGTCGACGTTATGCTCATACATCAGGGACAGCATGGTCTTGCCAGCCTTGACTCTACAACGTTCCACCACAGCTGATTCCAGCACCTCATGGCTCGGGATTAGTCTGGCCTCGGTAGCGTTGAACTGGGATAGGTCAGGGCCGTCGTTAGGTAGGACGCCATCCCAAGCATCGCCTGGTGGCTGTTTATACCGCTTGAAATAGTCCCAATCAGCAGATAGTACGTCGTGTAAATACGTACCTCGGGTTGCATCGACGACAGCATCTATGTTTTCCGGTTGCAAGGTGCCCCCTGACGTAGCAACCGAGGTCAAATCGTCGCAACCGTAACGATACCATTGACTTACGAGGAAATCCAGCATCCTCTCGGTTGCTAGGTTGCAGGGTGAAACTATAGTTTTCACTCTATACTTTTCATTTATTTCTCCTTCTACTTCTAATATATTCTTACAACCTAGCAACCTAGAGAAGTATATATATATAAATAAAGGGGTTAGGTCGGTTGCCACCTGTTCGTCCGAACTGACAACCTTCTGGCAATCCGGCAACCTAGGTGTGGCAACTGGACTCAGAAGCCCCATCTCTACCAATTCGTCACGTGTGAATAGCATTAGAACTCCCCTTCCTCATCTACGTTGAATGGCGAATGAGCACCGCTCTTCGTGCCTATAATCACGTTGTAGCCCCTTCTCGTGCCCGTGGTGGTCTTTTTAGCTATTCGGGGTATGTTGGCCTTGGCTAATGCCCTTCCAAGCCCGTAAATGAACTTATCGTTGATTTGCAGGGAGATCTTCTCTTCGTCGTAGACACGGTTCGCCAGCTGTGAGGCCACCTCGGATGTGGTCAGGAACGGCACGTGAGCCCCCGAGCCCTCCGGCTTGTGGGTTATGTACTTGGACACTAGGTCATCGTACTGTGTCAACACCTCAAAGTGCTTATTCCAGTCGTTGATCTTGCCTATCTCACGATCATCAAACCAGTAACGCTTGCCCTCACGATAATAGGCCACAGCCTGCGACCATAACCCATCGATGTCAAACTGCCTTATTGAGGTAATGTCGATGTTGCCCCCTACCGGTATGACAGGGAACCGGCGCGATCCGGTCTCGTCGTTCAGGAACGTTCGCCTATTAACAGATCCGGCAAAGGAGCACCTCCTGGCGTACGTCGTCTCATACTTATCGTATGGCGACCGCAGGCGCATCGTGTCTGACGTGATTATGGCCTTGATAGATTCGTGCTGTTTTTTGGTCATTGATTCCAGTTCGTCATCTACGACCATGAAAGACCTGGCAATGATCAGTTTGACGTCCTTGTCATCCGAGATGCTGCCCTCATGGTAATAGTCTTGGCGAAGTTCCACAGGACATAGGTGCCGTAGATACGTCGTCTTACCTATCCCTTGCCCTCCCTGCAGAATGAGCATAATGTGGTTCGGTTTGTGATCCAAAGCACCGGCCACGGCCCCGATAAGCCACTTCTCGATAATCATCTCAAATATTGCGTGCTGTACTTCGGCTGAGTTGTGCTTACCATCGTCAATATCGGCATCATGTGGCAGTAGCTGGACATAATCACGTATGAAATTACGATCCCCTGCTTTCCATTCGTCCAAACCTTCGAAATACGACTTGATAGGGTCGTGCTTAGGTACGAAATCACTGTCGAGCACTTCGTTCATGCGCTCCTTGGTGATTTTGATTCCTATCTTCCGCATCTTCCGTAACTGTGAGTGCACCCAATAGTCCGTCAGGGCTTCAAACTTTACGTCATTGTCGCCCCTGAGCTCGATTTTGCCTGTGATCACGTTCTTGCGGAACTCGTAACCACTGGACAGGTACGATTCAACCTTGTCGAGGATCTCGGTCGGGTCTTTGGTCTCAAGTTTGATGATGTCCTTGGGAACCTCATACCCATGTAGCTTGGCGTAATAGTACAACGTCGCTGTGGTGACTCTTGTGAGCTTATTCTT